CCACGTGCAATACATTCTTTGATAATTTTTTGTTTACCTAATCCACGTACAAGAAAAGGAGCAGGATGATCCCAATAGTCTGCTACGTTATCTGCCCTAATATATTTTCCACCACTACCTAATGCCATTCCCATAACAAAGGAATCAACAATACCAAAGGTGCCCTTAACTTTCTTTTCTACTTTTTTAATACCGCTGTCGATACATATTAGTTTAGGATTTTTTACTTGGTCGTCAAATACTTTTTGTATAGCTTCAATGGCGTGTCTATTGCTACCTATTGCTACTCCGTATAATATTGAATCAACTAATTCTTTCATCTCTGGTGTCAAGTTCCTAGGATCCCACTCTCCATGAGTTTCACTCATCCTTATTCTCCATCATGCTAGAAAGAACGTCCTTCCATTCCTGGTGGTAATCGCAATTTCTATAATTTTTAAACCATGGTCCACCTTCCGTGTAGTGTAATGCTCTTGGGGTTCCGTCTGTATACCAACCAACTAGATAGTTCCAGTCCTTAGGTATCTCACCAATTTCACTATCATCTAACCAACTAAATCTATGAAAATATTTTCCATCGTAGTTGGGATTGTTAACCATGTCCACTGTAATTTTTTGATTACTAGGATGTCCGCAGTTCCATAATACTACACTTGACCAATTCTTTCTTGGGTATTGTGTTTGTACTTGTCCGTCCATCTTAGTTCCTGGTTTAGGTGTGTAGTCATGATGTACACACATAACAGCCTTGCTGTCATCTGCTAATGCAAATAAGTTGTCTACGTCTTCTAAAAAGATAATGTCGCTGTCAACAAACAATGCCCAGCCTTTGTAATCACAAAGATGAGGAATAAGAAAACGTGTAAACGTAAACTCTGTACTTGCAAGTTTATCTTCACCTCTCCAATACAACTTGGTATCTCTCATATCCTTTTGTACTAAAGGAATGACTTCTGCATCTTTGTTATGCTGTAAGATACTGTGTTCGCATACTTGGTATGCTATATCTTCTCTTGTGTCATATCCGACAAATACTTTATTACTCATTCTTTATCTTTCTTAATATAAACAGCTTTACCGTCAATATTATGTATCTCGAGACTATCTCCAAACACCTCATGAAAGGCTTTTTTACTGCCTTGCCAACTTCCATAATCGTCTAGTACCATGTATCCGCCTACAACCAATTTAGGCCAAAGCACTTGTAATTCTTTTAATGTTGACTCATACCAATCTGTATCTAGTCTTAACAATGCAATCTTATTTGGTACGTTGCTTGGATCGTTTAGTGTTTGTACTATGTCGCCTTTAACAAATGTTGTTTGTTCCATTGGCATATTAAACTTTGATAAATTCTGTTGCACTTCTTGTATTTCTGATCTACACCATTGGTCGAAACCACGTTTTGCTTTGCCACTGTCCTTGGCATAGCCTCTAGTAACTCCGTCTGCTTGTAATCTAAAATCGTGTTCTGTTGGTTGTGTCATTCCTTCAAACGTATCAAACAACCAAAACTTTCTTTTAGTTTGTGTGTTTGCAAGGTAGGCACTAATGATTTGTCCACCTTTCCATACACCACATTCTACTATGTCACCCTCAATGTTATTGGCGTCTAGCTCTTGCACAGTTACGTATGTATGCGCCAAACGTCTTCCGCTAGTCATACTGTAGTCTGCAGATTTTAAAACCGCGTCTTTAACGTCCTGTGTAGGATTTTTAAAAGTTTCAAACTCCATTACTTTCTTTCTATGTCTTCTTCAACACAGTTCTCACCATATTGTATTTCTACAATCTTAACTGGCTTGTCTGTTTCATTTGCTAACTGATGCCAATCACCTTCATCAATTCTTAAGGACTGATGTTTTTCGTATACACCTTGTATTTCAAAATCTGTTGAAGTTCTGTTAATTGTATAAACTGTTGCAGTACCTTCTGTTACTAACCAATACTCGGCACGTTTTTGATGGCGTTGCATTGATAATCTTTTGCCTGGGTCAACAGTTAATTCTTTGACTTTAGTTGTAGGGCCGTCTTCGTGTAGCACTCTGTAGTACCCCCATTGTCTTGTTGTTTTAGGGTATTTATACTCTTGCAAAATCCAACTGCTAGAATTCTTCTTATCAGTACCACCAACGCCGAAAACAAATTCAACCTTATCGTGCCAAGTAGACATTTCAGGTATGTTCTTATCTGTTCTATCTCCACCATTAGCAAATATTACATCGTGTCCATACCCTGATGTAGCCATTAGTTTAAATATTGCACCAGAGGCAGAATCATCACTGTCGTCCCAAGTAAGAACGTCATCTACCATTTTTAAGTTTCTGATTATTTCTACACGTTCTTTGATTGGCATGAAAGGTTGTCCTTTCTTACGTGTAAGCCATTCGTCGCTATTAAGCCCGACTACTAGTTTGTCGCCGAGCTTCTTCGCTTCTTTAAAATAAGAAATGTGTCCTGAATGTAACGGATCAAAGCCGCCGGTGACCAATACTACTTTCATAGTAGTATTTAGATATTACCTGGCGTCTGCTTCTATGATTTGGATCATTGTCTCTGGATCTGTACAAGTGTAAGGATCGTCGTCCTCATCTTTGTGATTAAATCCAGGTTCAATAAATGCTTCTTGAACGATTCCATTAACTGCATACAACGAATATCTCCAACTTCTATTAGCAAAACCTTTTGCTCTTTTAGTACAAAGCATACCCATTGAATCAGTGAAGTCGGCATTACCGTCAGCTAATAGTTTTACTTTTTCAACGCCTAGTTCTTTAGCCCAAGCATTCATTACAAAACCATCATTTACTGATACACAATACACCTCGTCTACTCCAGCTTGTTTAAACCTGTCATACATTTCTTCGTATGCAGGTAATTGCTGTTCTGAACAAGTAGGTGTAAATGCACCCGGTAAACTGAACACAACAACTTTCTTACCTTTGAAAAGATCATCTGATGTTTGTCTAACAAACTCTCCAGCTACCCTTTGTACAAAATCTGCAGATGGAATCATATCCCATTTCTGAATTGATTGTCGTGCACCAGGTAAGTCAGTTCTTTCCGCATGGTTTACAGTTTCTCTAACGTTACCACCATATTGTTTGGCAATGTTAGTTGGTTGAGTTTCACTCATTTTCATAAAGTTTTATTTCCTTGTTATGTTAATCTGGAACTTACAGACTTGCGTCTTCCATTCCTGCAACCCTTAACTTAACTATGTTAGTAAGTTGCCATTGTTTTTGATCTAGTGCCTTTGTTACGCCTAACCATTTATTACGCATTAATGCAAACTCGTTAATTATTTTTTCATAATCAACAACGTCAGCTTCGCCGTCTACATATTTTTCAACGTCTCTGCTAGATAATGCTCGTGCATAATTCTCTAAATACTTCTTAAAGAAACTACTACGAAGTCTTCGAAGCTCAATGTTTAGATATTCTAAGATTGCTTCAAGCTCTTGTAGTTGATTGAAACGTTGTTCAACAAGACCTGGCATCTCTGCCGCCGCACGTTCTACGTTACCCTTAATACGAATTTGACCTTTTGCTTCAGCCAATTCATCTTCAAAGTATTGTATAGCGTCAGGTATCTTACCTACGTCTTTTGCAATATCAGAATACCAACCCATTAATAATCCTCGTCAACATCGTTGTAGTTGTCTTCTAAGTCGTCTACGTCTTCTTCTAAATAATACCCAATAGCTTGGTCAAGGTCACCATCTGAACCTAAAGCATCTCTAAATGCTTCATCTTCTGTACCAAAGTCTGCACATAAATCTACAAACTTTTCTGCTACAGTTTCAATATGCTTTTTGTCCAAATACTCTTTAAATACTTGCCAAGTCTCTACTATCTGTGTACCATCCATATCAGTTTACTCCTCAGGGTTAATAGTTTCCTCTTCGACAGTTGGCTCTGTGGATAACTTATCGAAGTCACTCATAATTATGTCTAGTTTATCACCCGACCAGTCTTTTCGATATTCTAAGTTTTCCTTACCTTTACTGTCCACGTATTTAAGTCTATTACCTTGTTGAGTTAACAGTCCTTTTTTCTCAAACAAGTCAACCAATCCACTGTATGGATTCATACCTGTTTCATAAGGAATCTTAACCTGTACGCCTTCAAACGGTTTTGCATATCTAGTCTTCATGACCTTACAACCCGCTCTAATACCACGTACATCTGTTACTTTCTTACCATCTTCGTCCTCTTTTAGTTTCAATTTCTTCATTGCTACTACAATAGAACTTGCATAGATAAATCCTTGTCCACCTGATATTTTATCATCTGGATCAAACATATCTTGTGATGCGTAAGTGTGGTTAGTACATACTAGTCCTACGTTGTGTGCACCAATCATATTAACTGTGTTACGAACAAGTGAAGTCAATGCCTTAGGCTTACGACCCATATCACCCTTCATATCACCTTTATTAAACTGATCAACATCTGTAGGTGTTAGTAACATACCCAAACTATCAATAACAAACAACACCTTAGGTCGGTCTTCGTCTGTCATTTCTCTGTATTCTGACATGAATGTACTAATAGTTTTAGCAACATCGTCAATCATACTCATGTTTAGTTTAAGTAGTTTCTCTGGCGTAGTGTCTACGTCAAGTGCTTGTAACCAAGCTTCATCAAGTGCATTCTCTGAGTCAATTAATACTACAAAGATACCTTGATCCTGTGCCGCCTTTACAATGTTACCTGCACAGATATAACTTTTACCTGCACCAGATTCTCCTGCAAAAACAGTTACCTTACCTAGCGGAACACCTTTGTTAAAGTCGCCACTAATAAGATAGTTTAAGGCATAGTTACCTGTCGAAATCCAATCAGTCGGATCGTTAAATCCACTACTCATGCCTGTGATAGATTTTGTTAAGTTTTTTCGAAACTTAGAAACGTCAAATGCTTTATTAGCCATTATATCTCCTTAATCCATATACTTGGGGTGTGCCTGTTACAACACACCCCTAATATAATTACTGTTGTCTGTTGCGGATCATTGCAAGAATGTCTTCCGCTTTATTATTGTCTGCTGGTGCAGTTGCTGACTCAGTAGTTGCCGCTGGTGTCACTGGAGCCGTTGCAGTAGCTTCTACTACTGGTGCCGCCTGTGCTGGAGCCGCCGCTGGAGTTGGAGTACTTGCTTTTACAGGATCACCTGTTCTTGCACTTACGCCTGCTGGTCTAAAGTATTGACCAAACTGTTCCATGTCGTATGCTTCACCGTCAACTGATGCTTCAAACATCTTTTTAATTACGCCAACTTGAACCTCATCTGGTTTCTTAGGCAAGTAATCACTTAGATTAAACAAACCGCTATCTTCAATAGCTTTGTACTCTGCTTCATCTAATGGTCTCTCTCTACGAGCCCAATTTGATGTTGAGTAGTCTGCATAACCACCTTTTGATGTTTTAGCAATCCTAAAGTCTACACCTGCTGTATAATCAGTAGGTAGTTCGTTCATATCCGGATCCATTAATGCTCCTTTAATAATTTGGAATATTTGTGGACCAATTATGAAACGTCTAATTGGATTTGCTGGAGTTGTATCCTCTTTTAAAGGATTGTCTGTAACAAAGCCTTGGAATACATATGAACGTTTTTTCCAATACTTACGTCCCATGTCTTCTAAGTTCTTGTCTTTAAACCAACCACGTACTTCTGAAAGTACTGGGCAAGTTTCCCCATACATTTCCATACAAGGTACTTGTACCTGTACAGGGCGAGAGTCTGTCTCACCTTTGATTCCAGCAAATGGAAGTTTGATCATCAAACGTTCTTGCCAGAAAAATGTATTGTTTTCGTCACCGTCAGGTAAGAAACGAACAGTTGATGTTTCGCCTTCCTTTAAGTTCCAAAATGGGTAAATGGCGTTGTCGCCGCCTGTGGATTGACCCGATGAGCGGGTTTCCTGTTCTTTTAGTTTTGCACGAATTTCTGCTAATGTAGCCATAATATAAGCCTCCTATAATTTTTAAGCCTTCGTTGCTTGTTGTTGTATTGCCTTGATTGTGCAGTACATTTACTATAATACACAAACTTACTTATAAAGTCAACCTTTATGATGCCAAAAAAGTGGCTTTATAAATTCTTATACACCTGCTAGGTGTTTAATTCTTTCCATCTCGCGATCTTTACCGCCTTTAAGTCTTTCGATCATTTTAACAGCAAATGGTATTGCCTTATCGCCAAACTCTTTTTCACAAGCAGTTACGATAGCAGTTTCACCTTTTGGAAATGAATTAGAAGTGTAGTCGTAATGTGACTTAACCAATTCTTCTAACTTCTCACCTGGTGTTCTATCGTCTTCTTTGTTCATCGCTTTGTCATCTTTTTCAAGACTACCATCTGGTCCAATTTTAACATCAATAGTGTCATCATCTTCCTTGTAGCCTTTGTCTTTTGCCGCTGAGTCCAAATCCGCTTTCTTACGCATAAGTTCTTTCTTTAACTTTTCGTCTTTGTGCGTGTTTGGATCCATTTGGATATCTTGTAATGCTTTTTTCTTTGCTTTGTAATCTTCCTTGTCTTTCAAGTCCATTGACTCTTCTGTAGGAGCTTCCATATCACCTGAATCAATTTTAGATGAAATAGTAGGTGCTTTCGCTTTTACGTATTTTACTACTAAAGGTCTTATGCACTGGTCTGCATCTTTTTGTCCTACTTTCTTAAACATATCGAGTAGCATCGGGTCATCTATGATGCCCTTCAAACTTTGAACAGCATTGTTACCATTAACACCAGCCGGGAAATGCTGTGCCATTAAGCCATTTAGTTTTTTAATTGCGGCTTCTTGGTCTTTACCTTCACCGTTAATTAAAGCATCTTCTGTCTCTCCCACTATCATGGATAATTCATTTTCGAATTCTGCTTCTGGATGTAGGTCGCTGTCCTCATTAACAGAATAACCTTCTTTGTCCAAAGCATCTATTACTGCATCACGTGGTGCCATTGTGTGTACAATAACTCCACCTTGGCTCATTTCATCTGGCTCGCATTTACATTTGATACCAGCTTTTCCACAAGCATATTCCATTTCTTCACAATCTTTTTCGCTAATGCCTCTGTCTTCATCATAGTCACCATCGATGTCAATCTTGTGTGCGTGTGCTTCTGATCCACCTTCGTGTCCCATAGCTTCGTCTTGAATTAATTCTTCTTGATGTTTTGCAAGTTCTTCCATTGAATCAAATGGTCCACCTGTTTCTTTTCCATCTCTGTAAGAATAAAATTTTCCGCCCTTGTGTACTGCTGACAAACCGTATTTGTTCATGCCCATATCACTTGGACCTACTTCTTCAATTTTATTCTTTTCACTTACTAACTTGTTAATGTATGGGAATACACTTTTTAGTTCTTCGTTAAAAGTTCTAATAGTTAGTTCATCAATCCAACTGTTTTGTAATTCTTCTGGAACTTCTTCCATCACAGCTGGTTTAAAATCTTTGATTGTTTCTGCGTAATGTCCTGCACGTTGTAGTTTCATTACTTCAGTTTTAATTGTGTCTAGTCTTTCGTTAACTAGATCCATGTAACCTTTCAAGCCTTCTGCCATTACAGCTGAACGGTTCATGTAAGTTTTAAATTGACGTAGCTTTGATAATTCTTCGCTGAGTGAAACGATATGTTTACCAAAGTCATCATATAA